GGTACCATGGTAGAACATACACAAGAGTTCGGCCAGTACGAAGAAGTAATGATTGTGTCCTCAGATAAAGATTTTTTACAGTTGCAAAAGTATGACAATGTAAGACAGTGGTCACACATACTCAAGAAAGAAATCAAAGACCCTCATCCGAAATTAAACCTTATAGATAAAATATTATCAGGTGATACTGGTGATGGCGTACCAAATGTGTTATCAGGTGATGATACATTTGTAAACGGTGAAAGACAAACACCACTATCAAAAAAGAAGAAGCAAGCTATTATTGAAGATCTAAGTGATGGCGAATTATTGTATGCTGCTTCTTGGTATCGTAACTATCAACGTAATGAAACACTGATTGATCTAACTAAAACTCCAAATGATTTGAAAAATAAAATTGTAGATGAGTTTTGGATTACTGTATTTAATGAGGGTAAGACACTACCATACCTTATAAATAACAATATGAAACAATTGATTGGATCCGTGGAGGAATTTTTATAAATGTCTAAAAGAGTATATGAAGTAATTGAAGAGGCACAGAAGAAAAGAACAAAGGCCGGCAAAATCGACGTCTTTCGTAATAATGATAGCTGGGCTCTTCGAGATGTTTTAAGAGGCACATTTGATACAAGCATCGAATGGAACCTACCACCGGGTGAACCACCATATGAACCTGCCGAGTCTCACAATCACCCAACAGAGTTAACCCGCGAAAATACTAAGTTCAAGTACTTTATTAGAGGCTTTCGAGTTTCTGAAAGTATGAACACTATGAAGAGAGAAAGTTTGTTCATCGGACTTCTCGAAGGTGTGCATCCTGATGATGCCAAGTTAGTAATTGACATGACTAACAAGACAGCACCAAAGTATATTACTCGTCAAATAGTAGAGGAGGCTTTCCCAGACCTGCTCAAAGATTAACGTTAACAAATAGGAACTCAATGGCCCTAGAACTCAAACCGTTAAGACAAAAGAAACTGTACCATCAAATGAAAAAACAACTAGTCCGGCATGACAAAAGAGTGATGCTATATTTGAGAAATCAGAACTGGTTAAAAATAAGAAAACAAAAGGACAGACGAAGACGTAGAGTGCTAATGAGATTATGGAGAATGAAACAATTGACATTATTGAAAACGGGAAGATTGTCTCTGCCAACACTGGCAGCATCCTAATTCAAATCAATTGAAAAAATATTGGTGTACATATTATGAAAGAAGGTGTATAATTATATTATGAATATTTTTATTTTACATAACGATCCTGTTGTCGCTGCACAAATGCAGTGTGACAAACACGTACCGAAGATGGTAGTGGAAAGTGCACAAATGCTTTCTACTGCTCATCGCATGCTCGACGGTACGGTGCAAATCGCACCATCAAAATCAGGCAAACGAATGGTTCGCCATTATCGTTTGTTTGAAGACCCAGAAATGGACCAGGTTCTATATAAAGCTGTACACTACAAGCACCCTTGTACTGTATGGACTATGGAATCTTCAGATAACTATCTATGGCATTGGAAACACTTCAATGCTCTATGCGAAGAATTCACTTATCGCTTTGGCAAAATTCACAAAACTAGCATGCTAAGAAGTCCACTATGGACATTGCCACACAATATCCCAAAGGGCGGTATGACACCGTTTAAACTCGCAATGAGTTCAAATCCCGAGTGTATTCTCGAGAATGCAGTCCTGTCATACCGTGCGTTCTATCAAACTAAACAAGAAAGATTTAAAATGGCTTGGGAAAAGAATCGACCAAAGCCACATTGGTTTCAATATTATGAGGAGGCTTGCTAATGGAAGCACTACTAATTATCGGCGCACTTATTGCAGGTGCACATTACATGGATAAAGATGGAGAAAAGCAGTTAGTGGATCCTAACCCTGCGATGCGAGAAGTACTCTATAACGGCAAGGGTCAGTATAAACACAACACTGTTGTACAAGAAGAAAGCCAGGTGCAATGGATAATCTCGACAAATTAGATTTTCTTTATAAAGAAATCGCTTATGCAGAAAGCAAATTGCAACCGCATGATACCGGTCATATAAGTACTGCCATAAGCTGGATGCAACAACGTGTAAGAGAAACACAGGAAGAAATACGTAATGCCAACGTACACCGTGAAGGACATAAAAACTCAGGCTACATGGGACGTAATATGCTCATGGAATGAGTTACAAGAAATGTTAGATAATTCACCTGACTTGATAAAAGTTTTGAGTACGCCTAACTTTTCATATAGCGGTGTAGGTAGCTTACAGAGTAAAGTGCCTGATGGGTTTAAAGATAAACTAAAGCAAATTAAAAAAAGTTCAGGTAAAGGGAATACAATTAAAGTATAATGGAGTTTGTGCATGAAACAGTGGATCTCGGGTATGATGACTTGGTTGCTGACACACGTAAATCAGGGAGAACTTATAGCACTCCTGATGGTACTCGCTATCCTAGTATTACTACAGTTCTAAGTATTCTTAGCGAAGAAGCAATAGCTGCTTGGCGTAAACGTGTTGGTGAAGAAACTGCAAACCGTATAGGTCACCAGGCCTCTGGTCGTGGTACGCAGGTACACGCAATCGTAGAGAAGTATTTAAGAAATGAAGAAATCGACGGGTATCTTCCACACGTTAGACAAAGCCTCGAAAACTTACGTCCGATTTTGGATAACAGAATCGGAACGATCTATGGTCTCGAGGTTCCTCTTTATAGTACTCACCTTGGTGTTGCCGGCCGATGCGATTGTGTCGCAGAGTTTGACGGTGTACGATCGATTGTAGATTTTAAAACATCTAAGCGTGTCAAGACTAAAGATAAAATATCAAACTACTTTGCACAGATGGCAGGCTACGCCGTAATGTGGGAAGAACGTACCGGTATACCAATTACAAATACAGTTATCATTATGGATGTAGATGATAACGAACCTCTCGTATTCAAAGAACATAGAGATAATCACATCCAACTCCTTATCGATACTAAAAAAGAATACGATCGCCGTAAACTTTTTTTCAATTAAATGCATTTTAGGGGTTTACTTTTCCTGAAAACTGTGGTATAATATATCTACAAAATCAAAAAGGAAGAGGAGCCTAAAATGATTTCAGTTAAAAATTTCAAAGAACAGGTTATCAATAACCAAGAATCTCTAAATCGTATGTTAAGAGTTCTTCCACATATGATTCAGCAAGAGATCGAACTTGATCTTCCAAAGTCACCAAAGATTATTAAAGATCTTCAGAAGCGTCTCGATATTTGTAGAGAAATTTATGCAATTAGAAAATTACAAGGAGATTGCTAATGGAATATCGTTATAAAGTTTTAGAAGACGTCATTATTAATATCGGTAGAGATAGTTCTACCGAAAACATCTATGACGAAGTCGGTCGCCTTACAAGTGATGAACGTAGAAAATTAGCAGCTCTACTTTTCGAAGTAGAAGGTGCTTGTTATTCTATTGCAAAAAATATGGGAGAAGTAGCATGACAGTATATCTAGACATGGATGGAGTACTCGCTGACTTCTTTGGAGGTATTGAAATAAAGTATGGTGTTGACCACTGGAAGTCAATACAAGATCGTGAAATTAAGTTTAGAGAACTTGCTAACACTAACTTCTTCCACACAATCCCAATCTTTAGAGAAGATCGTGGACCAAGGAGAGCCGGTGCTAGTATCTCTTGCGAAATCGTAAGGTTTGTAAATAAAATATCTGACGGTGACTGGGGTATCTGCACATCACCACTGCGCGGTGATACGATGAACTCAGCTTACTGGAAACGCCGTTGGCTAGAAGATAAACATTATATGCCACCTCTGGTAGAAAATCTTATCATCACATCTAACAAACATAAATATGCTTGGAATGCAATCACTCGCAAGCCAAACATTCTTATCGACGATAAACCTGAAAATATCAAGCGTTGGACAGAAGCTGGAGGTATCGGTATTCGCTTCCAGACTAATGAAGATGACTTAGAAGAATACCTTTTCGTAGAACTGGAGAAAGCGATTGAACGTTCAAGAACTACTTAACTACCGTACACAGTTTGAAGAGATCACTTCAGACTTTAAACTTGATTACACAGGATCGAGTATAAATACTCTTAAATGGTTTGTTGAAAACGGGCATAAGTCCAACTCACTTCGTAATGGATACCAAAAGGCATATGAAATTGCCGAAGCAATTATTACGGAGTACGAAAATGGCTGCACAGAAAAAACTAGAGAGGGATAGTAAATACGCACACTTTGATAAAGATGGCGATGGCATTGTTACTGATGAAGAGATGGCACTAGAACGTGAAATGATGCGTGCAGAAAATGAAGATAAGAAAGAAGATCAGATTAGGCGTATGGCATGGTTTGCTCTTTGGGGTATGCTTGTCTATCCCATCGGGATTATTGTCGCTGACACTGTCGGTTATGAGACAACCGGTCAGTTACTCGCAGATATTGCACCAACTTACTTTGTTGCTATTTCTGCTTTGGTTGGTGCATTCTTCGGTGCGCAAGCTTATCAGAAAACTAAATCTAACGGAAAGTAATGGTTAAGTGGATGCTAGTCATGGTCACCATAGTAAACGGTGAACCATTAAGTGAGAAGATAGATATATATGATGGACTAGCAAATTGTTACTTTGAAAAAACAAAGCAAGAATTTAAGTATGATTTTAGGACTATGAAGCGAGATTGGGTGTGTGTTAGAATAGAAGGCCACTGGGATTTTGCTCTTCGTTATTAGAGGTTATTATGAAAAGACTTATATATCAGGTTTACGTAGGTAAGCAATCACACCTTTATAACCACTGCACTAATTCAGTTGCGGAGTATTGTAAAGCACATGATATAAATCATATTGTGCAACGTGAACCTATACTTAGAATTAAGCCGGATGTTTTTGCAACTGGCAGATCAAAAGAATCTTATGAAAAGCACGGTGGTTACCTACCTATTTTCGAAAAAGAAAATGCTTTTACTTACTTCAAAGAATATGACCAGATTGCGATCGTAGATTCCGATATTTGGATTCGATCAGGTGCACCTAATATATTTGAAGAACTCACAGATGAGTATGACTTTGGTGGCATGGTTGAAAGCAGTGCGCCGATCGTTGAGTGGTATCGTAAAAAGATTATTAATTACTCACGCATGCAGTACGGATCAGTTAAGTTAAACTGGCAGTATGATAACAATACGGGTTTTCCTTTCATGAACATGGGCTTGATGCTCATGAATAAAAGTTTTGCAAAACATCTTAAAGGACAAACACCAGCGCAGTTTATAGGTCGCCCTGAGTTCAAACAGTTTGTTGATGGTGTCGGTCCATGGAAGTGGTCGACTGATCAAACTCTTCTAAACACTTGGATACAACACGAAAACATTCCAACAAAGAAACTTAGTTGGAAGTGGAATGCGTTGTTTACTGCACTTCCAGATCATAAAATTAAAGAAGCACACTTCGTACATTTCTTTTTGAAAGACAAGTTACCAAACCGAGGCGAAAACGTACGTGAGTTAATGGAGCGCGTACAATGATTCTTATCTCACACCGAGGCAACTTAGACGGCCCAACTCCTAAGGAAGAGAATAGAATCGAGTACGTTGAGAATGCCCTTATAGAAGGGTATCAAGTTGAAGTAGACTTGTGGTGGTGGGATGGATTTTACTTAGGACACGATGAACCAGAATATCCTATTGACTTAGAGTGGTTGTCTGATCCACGCTTATGGTTACACTGTAAAAATTTACTCGCACTTAAAGAGTTACAATTTACTAAGTTAAATTATTTTTGGCATGATAAAGACGATTACACACTGACAAGTCACGGTTGGATATGGGCTTATCCAGGCAAGTACATGGAGCCTGGTACAAATTCAATTGCAGTTTTACCAGAGATACATAATACAGACACTACAAACTTCAAAGGCATATGCACAGATTATATTTGGGATTACATAGTTGAAACTGATTTTATTTGATCTTGACGGTGTACTGATTGACGCCAAGAAGATTCACTACTTAGCATTGAATAAAGCCTTAGGTGAATATGCAATCACCGAAGAAGAACACTTGAATATTTACGATGGACGTAAGACAAGACAAAAACTGGACATGCTTACACAACGTAAGGGACTACCAGTAGAAGAACACGATCGCGTATACGAAGAAAAACAAGCTGAAACAATTAAGCTTATCAGAGAACTCAAACCAATCAAAGAATTACAGTTCCTGTTTCGTGAACTCGAAGCACAAGGATACAAGATTGGTGTATGTTCCAACTCCATTCGAAGAACAGTACTAACAGCTCTATCAAAAGCAGGATTGATAGAGCACTGTGACGTTATACTATCGAATGAAGACGTTAAGAACTCAAAGCCACACCCAGAAATGTTTTGGAAAGCCATGTCTATGATGGGTGTACTACCAGAAGATACTACTATTGTAGAAGACTCACCACTTGGTTTGCTCGCAGCACAGCGGTCAAGAGCGTCATATATAAGAGTAGACAATCCTTATGATGTAACACGCGAAAAAATATTAAAGAATCTAAAGAGTGAGAAGATGAATCCTAAATGGAAGAATGAAAACCTTAACGTACTGATACCTATGGCAGGTGCAGGTACAAGATTTGCAGAGGCCGGTTATACGTTTCCAAAGCCACTGATCGATGTAATGGGTAAACCTATGATTCAAGTCGTAGTAGACAACTTAGGTGTAGACGCAAACTTTATATTCGTAGTACAGAAAGAACACAACGCTAAGTATAATATGGAAAGTATGTTAAATGTTATTGCACCAGATTGCACAGTAATTGAGGTTGAAGGGTTAACCGAAGGTGCAGCATGCACCGCACTACTTGCTCGCGATTACATTGATAACGATAAGCCTTTGCTATTCGCAAACTCAGATCAGTATGTTGAATGGAATCCACTTGAATTTATGTATGAAATGCAAGAACGAAATTGTGATGGAGGTATCGTAACCTTTGAAGCTACGCACCCTAAGTGGTCGTATGCTAAGACAGACACAATGGGTAAAGTACTGCAGGTTGCAGAAAAGAATCCAATATCTAATAAAGCAACTGTTGGATACTACTACTGGAAACAGGGATCTGATTTTGTAAAGTATGCAGATGAAATGATTGAAAAGGATATACGTGTTAACAATGAGTTCTATGTATGTCCAGTATATAATCAAGCCATTGAAGATTCTAAGATGATACGTACTTACACGGCAAAGAAAATGTGGGGACTTGGCACACCAGAAGACCTGCAATATTTTATAGAAAATTATAAGGAAGACCAATGACAACTGCAGTGATGGCACCTCTATACGAGAGGGACTTAGAGTTAGGTAGAAATTTCGTAGAGAAATATAATGATTACTACGATGGCCTTAATTTATTCTTAGTGTTTTCGGATCAGTCAGAGGTTGATAATTTTAAATGTCATAATAACTATCAGTATTTTGTGTGTACCGAAAAATTAGATGTTAGTAAAAAACCAATATCACAAAAGAAAATATTTGGCGTACGAGAAATATTTAAGACGACAGATTTTAGCAATGTAATGGTGGTAGACATTGACAGCTTACCATGTGCTAGTGTAAATCATGACGAGTGTGCAAACTATAATATCGATCGTAAGAAAATCTATGCCAGTCCTTCGACTAATCACAGTATCATTAACAAGGTAGGGCGCGATTGCGCAAACAGATTTTTTAGTCCACAAGATGTACAAAAATTAGAAAAAATTACTAAGGGATTTACTTTATACTTCTGGTTTAATGACATTCCTATCTATGAGAGAAAACATTTTCTACCGTTTTTAGAATACGTTAATTATAGTAAAACAATGGATAGACTACTCTATACAACATTTGATTACATCATCTATGTGTTCTATCTGTTAATTAAAGATGAAATCGAAATAGAAGAAATAGATCACACAGTAGTTACTGATCAAGGTAGCTTTTTAGAAACACAAGCACTACAGGACCCTACGAGGTTCGATGCTTTCTTTCAGATGGCAAAACCTATGTGGATCAAAGAACCAATTAACGAAGGTAGCATGGAGCGAGTTTGGATGAGGTTACATGTAAACAGATGAAAAATGTTATATTCCAATATTATTTAGACTTCAATGGCGTAGGTAAACAGAAGCATCATTATTCGAATGGAGGCGTTCCAGAGTGGGCTCGTTACTCTACTAATTACTTTAAGAAATACGCTGAAAAACATGACGCCGATTATTACTTCATGGAAGATAGGTTTGTAAATTCTACGTCTAACTTTTTTGAAGTAACAAGATTATTCAGAGATCCTATCTTCGATAAATACGATACACTGTTGTATTGTGATGTTGACGTTATGCCTAAGAACATGGACGCTAATGTATTTTATGAACTTGGTGATTATGACTTTGCAGGTTGGCCAGAGCAGCGTATGTACGATCTTATAGTAGATATTAACTGGTCAGCTACATCGGCACTGACACAAAGATTTGCAGACTTTGGTTCGAAGTTAGTACCATCTACACAGCACTCAGGTATAAGAATGATTAACAGTGGAGTAATGCTGTGGTCTCGTGATGCAAGGTTAAAAGCTCGAATGTTATTCGACGATCATGAAAAATGGTTTAATCATAAGAACGCTTTGTTAGATCCAAAGTGGACTAGTGCTGGCCATAGTTCACATTGTTTAGATCAACCTTACATTAATGCTATGATAACTAAGAACGATTTTAACGTTCTAGAGTTAGATAGAAAGTGGAATCGCTTCCCTACTGCTAAAGAAGATTCACCTTGTAATTTTGCACATTACGTAGGTGACCACAGATTTCAAATACCAAGGATGTTTGAAGAATGAAAGTAGCAGTATGCATATCAGGTCAACCACGAGGTGACTATAAAAAATGCAGGGAGCAATTACAGCTCAACTTTCCTAATGCTGACTTTTATTATTCAGCCTGGGAAGGATGTGAGACAGATGTCGACACATGGTTTATCGAAGAGCCAGCAATGGATTATCACCCGTATGGCGATATACCTAAAGACATAGTTTTATCTGAAAGACTTGCAGATAAGATACCAAAGTTTATGTCTAAGCCACATGAGGTTGAAAGAACAAGTCACCAAACAAAACAAATACTGGCACATGCATTTATGGTAGAAGAGTATCCGGACTATGATGTTTACGTTAGGTCAAGATGGGATACGTATACGTGGCCAGAAGCAAACTTTGATCCTTTCGTCTGGTGTGCACATAACGATAAGAATGCAATTGGGTTCGGTACACCAAGTCAAAATATATCTGTGTTGAAAGAAGAACGTGATAATCCTTATACGCAATATTTTTTGTTTGACCAGTTGATCATACATTCGAAGGACGCTTTTGATCCTGAATACGTATATAAATTACATAGAGAGAAGAGATTAATTGCTGCTGAATGGGGTTGGTGGCAGGTAATGTCAAAAGGTGACCATCGCTGTATGCATGGTTGGGCTAACCCTATAAGTCATGTGTTTCGATGAAAAATTTAATTATACAATATTACGATCAAAAGTTACCTAAGTGGGGAGAGATAAGTCGTAAGATGTTTGAGCAGTACGCTGCAAAACATGGTGCTGAATATGAGTACTACGATAAACTAGAATTTTGTCCAGAAGTTCCTTACTTTGAAAAT